CACACGGAATCAAAGAATGACATCGCAGAGAACATGATGAATCTCTACGCAAAATACAAAGGCAACTAATATGTCTTTCAGGGATTATCTAGCAGAAGCGGAGAGAGCCAAGGCCAATCCAGTCACTGATGATCATGTTGACTTCATCATTGACATGGACACGGTGATCGAATCAATAGTCGAGTCACATGATGATGACTCCATGACATTGATCATGGATGAGGACTGCCAGAAGATCCTGGAGCATTGTGGGTGCGAATTCGAGGATGGTATTGAGTTCGTCATATTTGACGAGGCAGAATATCAAGGCAAGAAGGTCAAGCTCAATGATCCGATCAGGACATCAGAGAATCCAAAGAAAAAATTCAAGGTATATGTGAAAGATCCCAAGTCAGGCAACGTGAAAGTGGTCCGCTTTGGTGATCCTAACCTATCAATCAAGAGAGACGATCCAAAGAGACGCAAGAGCTTCCGTGCTAGACATGGTTGTGACAAGGCGTCAGCTAAGGACAAGACCAAGGCAAAATACTGGTCTTGCTACCAATGGCGCAAAGGTGCAAAGGTTAACAACTAATGCGTGCCAAGGAATTCTTAGCGGAGAAACGCTCTGGTAAGATAAACAAGCATCACGCCCAAGCCACTCCAGGCGCATACACTAACAACGGTGACAGATACTACGGCTTATACCGTGCCAGCATGCTAATGGCTCGTGCTCCTGGTGATGACGCAGACATAGACACGGATTCAGTAGCGGCCAAACCATACATCGGTGCATACACTGATGTTGAGAAGAAGATGATCGACGCCGCACACAAAGCATTGGGTATGGAAACCGAAACAGAAGCCCCAGGTCCAAGCATGGAAATGGATGACACCAATAAGCAATCACCTGTGGTTGCGGCCAAATGGCAAAGGAAGAAATAATGAAATGTGAACATTGTGGATGTGCCGCCCACTGCGGTCATTCATGCACGGACTGTTGGGAATGCCCGGACTGCCATTGTGCAGAGTGTTCAACTAAAGAAGATATACACCTTCACTTAACCAATGCAGATGCGAGAGATTAACAGACATGTATGAATATAGAGTTTATGTAAAAAGAATCGTCGACGGTGACACAGTTGACGTGGACATCGATCTGGGATTTGGTGTTATACTGGCCAACGAGCGTGTCCGCATCATGGGCATTGACACTCCGGAATCAAGAACAAGAGATCTAACAGAAAAGAAATTTGGCCTAGCAAGCAAGGCACGCTTAAAAGAAATATTAGGCAAGACAGCGACCTTGGTATGTAAGGAATACGATGCCAAAGGTAAGTTTGGTCGTGTTCTAGGTGACTTTACTACCAATGATGGACGCATGGTAACAGACGTTCTAGTAGAAGAAGGTCACGCTGTAGCATACTTTGGCGGCTCAAAAGAAGAGATACAACTAAAACACTTGGCCAACAGAGAAAAATTACTGCGAGAAGGTAAAGTAAAGTTATGAAATTTGAAGAGTTCCGTGAGGGAAAGTTCAGAGAGAATGACGTAGAGGAGTTCGTGCCAAGTGACGAGCAACTTGACGAGATCAAGAACAAGTATCTGCCAGATTGGGAGATGTTAGATCATAGAGAACTTACTACAATGTATGTTTGCCAAGATCACAGAGAGGCAGAGGAGATGGCGGGTTTCATCAATGACCTATCTGAGAACATGGATCACTTCGCGGAAGTGACACAGGACGTCACAGAAGTCAAAGTAAAGACGTCTACGTTTGACGTTAAGGGCCTTACAGTGCTTGATTTCCAACTTGCTATGTCAATAGACGCCTACGCAGAAGAAAAAGGCATTGAACAGGCTTCTACCTCAGGTAACTTTGGCATGCACGAGGATGCTGTTGAAGAAGAAACCAAGAAGGATGCTTGTTATCACAAGGTCAAAGCAAGATACAAGGTATGGCCCAGTGCCTATGCGTCAGGTGCCCTAGTGCAGTGTCGCAAGAAGGGTGCCAAGAATTGGGGCAACAAGAGTAAGTAATGCGTAGTTCAGAATTCATCACAGAAAATCTACGTGACTGGTTTGGCAAGGGCAAGAAAGGTGGAGCCGGAGGTGGCGGTTGGGATCGCTACAACACCAAGGGTGAACGCATTGGCAAGTGTGGTGATGCCAGTGAGAAGGAAGGCAAGCCCAAATGTCTATCAAAGTCAGCCGCGGCCAAACTAAGAGCCAAGGGTGGCAAGAAAGCGATAGCACAGGCAGTTCGCAGGAAACGCAGAGAAGACCCAAACAAGGAAAGACGTGGTCCAGCCAAAAACATCACAAACAAGTATAAGAAATGAGAAATTACATCAACATAGTAGAAGCCGCGATCAAGGGCTGTCCAGTGGCCACACAGGACATTGATGTCAATCTCAAGAACAGACAGAAGGCCATAGACGAATATCATTATGGACCAGCGAACCCAGATCAACCAGAGGACTATTGGAAAGAAGCGGCCAAGCGTTGGAACATCAAGGAAACGACGGCAAAGACCATGAAGTGTGAGAACTGTGCGGCCTTTGACGTGTCAGACAAGATGTGGGCCTGCATAGAATCAGGCATCCAAGGTGACGAAAAGTCAGCAGATGCCATGGCAACGATACACAAGTCAGATCTAGGATACTGTAACTTCCTGCATTTCAAATGTGCCGGCACAAGATCATGCACTGCATGGGTGAGTGGCGGAGCCATCGACGATAAGGACCTAACTGCCTAACACTGATAAATACTGTTATGGCACTTAACGGAATATCAACACAATCATCAAAACAGCTCAAACAAGAGCAGAAACTTGAAATTGCTGAGGCAAAACGTCAGGGAAAGACTGTCACAGCCGCGGCAAGTTCATACTCCATCACGGGCAGTGGTGATGACACAGTCAACTATTACAGATCATTGAACGTCGAGAACATCGACATATTGCCAACAAAGTATTCCGGCAATGCCGTTGTTGACAACACAGTGGACGGCGGAGTTCTGACCCTGGGGAGACCATGGCTAGCGGCCGCGGTGGGTGTGTTACCAACACCAGTAGAAGACCCAGAAGAAGCTGTTGCACCAACGACATTCGTGACCTTGCAGTTCTGGTATGACGGAGCCGACACTGATCAATTCATTCCGGGCGCCACCGATGAAGGTAAGATCACTCAGTGGACTGATAAATCTGTCCTAGCACACAATGCGAACCCAAGTGGTGGTGCCGCGGCGAGACCAAGTTACGAGAACACCACACCGTTGAACGGCTATGGTTATCTAGAGTTTGATGGCAACGATCACTTGACCATCAATCCATTCACTGATCTACAGAGCCAACCAGGCTTTACGATGTTCATACTCAGCAAGTTTGATAACACCACGGGCACCAAACACCTGTCAGACACCACTAGCGGTGACTTAGCCATGTTCGCTAATGGCACGACGATGACAGTGGGCATGGAGGGTGCGACGGCAACAGTGGCCAGTGAGGCCAACACCAATTGGGCCATACACACATTGGCATTTGATGGAAGCCAGACTGGTAACGCCAACAGATTGAAATATAGGAAGGACAAGACTGACAAGACACTGTCATTCACTGGCACGGTGGGAGCGACAACCAACGCATCACAGACAACGTTTGATCTGGGCAACGAGAACGGCGGTGGGTCAAATGGACACGTGGGCTACATAGCAGAGGCCATACTGTTCAAGAAGGCACTGACCTCCGCAGAGATACAGAACATTGAGAACTATCTAAGCAACAAGTGGGGATTGTAGTAATAGTATGTTTACCAGGATTAATGTTCCCTTAGTCCAAGATCCCCAATGCACACAGGCATTAACATTCACACCCAATAGAGAAGACTTCCGCTACTACGACAAGGATGGATTTGAGCTCTGCCAAGCTGAGCTAAAATATTATGAGCTTGAAGGACATCCCGTGGGCCAGCCCATACTCAATCATAGGCTATGGCAAGAGGAGTGGTTGACCATGGACCATCCAATACTGCATCTAGATCATGCCATGATCCTACATCGCTGTTCCTTTGAGGGGAAAGCCAGGGAACAACTGGA